ATATTCGATGAAATCGAAGAAAAAAGTGAGCCAAAAGCCAAAAAAAGCAAAATTGCGACCACTTTTTACAATTTAGAGACGCTTGAAGGGGACAAACTGAAGGTTGCAGAGACGTATTTGCTCGCAAACAACGCCAAGAGGGTCACAGAAACCCATTGGAAGTCTCCGATCCGGCTCGAAAAACTGACTAGCTGCATAGACGAGGGTTTTAATGAGTAAGCCAATACCTGACCGCCTTGCGTATGACGCTGCTCCAAAGGGGTACAAGCGTCACACGATTTTTATCAACGTAAAGCTCCTCAACAAAGCTCGCTTCAAGGCTAGAGAGGATGGGATCACCCTCACAAAGCTGATTGAAGAAGCTCTTAGAAACAGGATTGATTACCATGGCAAACTCACTGATTAAATCTGACGCTATCGAGTTTGCGGAGGCGTTTGTTCCTCACCCGTTGCGAGCGCACAAGGCTCAAGACTATCAAGCTGCCTACGAAGCAGGTGCCAAGCAGGTGCTTCGCTATTTGCAGCAGTTTGCGGGGAGGGTAAACGCTCAGGTGCCTATAGAAAACTCGTCTGCGTTCGAATCTGGGCAGGTAGACGGCATTTTATGGGCGGTTGACCATATCAGCACTCTTTTCGGCATCGACTAGCAATAAAAAACCGCCGGTAAGGGGGAAACTCCTACCGGCGGCACAACTAGGTGACAAAAACCAATGTGGTGAACGTCACCTAACTTATATCAGACTCCCCAATAGCGTAACAGTCCAATTTTCCCCCGCAGATGCTCTTTTCGGCTCAGTTTTAAGCGTTGAACTGCTTAGTAAACCGGCATAGTCACAGAAAAATCGTTTCTCGTGCCGCAACACTCCTTGAAAGTAGCTAAAATCGACCAAAAATACGTTTCCGTCAGCGTCTACGGCTTTGTAGGTGCCTTCACGACCGCCTTCCCACGTTGAAATCGGCTTATACTCTGGCAAAATCGAGTACAGACGCTGATGCAAATCATTTAGTATCGGTTTCTGTTTCTGGTACATATTTCCCTCCTAGTTTTAGCCATTGGTCTACATCTTCAATTCTATAACGGCGGCTCTTACCGATACGCACGACCGGCAAGCCATTTTTAATCAATAATTCCAGCGTAGAGCGAGAGAGCGAAAACAACTCACACAACTCTTTCGTGCCTACATAAATCTTTTGCATATAATTCCTTGCAGCTCGTTACAGCTCATGCTAGTACAGTTGAGTCTAGTTAAGCAAGGGATGGTTATGGCGAAACCCGCAAACAGTTGGAGAAATAAAGGGGTAGATATAGCGGCATGGAGGGACGAAAACGGCAGATGCTCGTTTACCCTTCGGAAGCAGTACCTCAACAAACAGACACAAACCTGGACGGATACGAAGTATTTGTATCCTGACGATTTACGAGCCTTGCGGGACTTACTGGACCAGGCAATTGCTTGGAATAGCGGTAACGCAGCCGACCGGCGTGAACACGAATACGCAGCGGCAGCCAGCGGAGCAGAAGCTATGGCGGCAAAAATTGCCTCTGGAGCCGATGTTAAATTTGAAGATGACGAGGATCAAATTCCTTTTTAGAATGGGTGTCGCATCCATTTTGTAGGATTTATGAAGAAATGCAAAGTTTGCCAGCAAGAAAAAGCATTGGTCGATTTTTATCCGCATAAAGCGATGAAGGATGGGCACTTGAACATCTGTAAGTCGTGCGTCAAGGTTCGGGTAAAAAAACACAGGAATGAAAATCTTGAGCAAATTAGAGCTTACGATCGGATTCGTGGACGTAGTGAAAAACGACGTGAAAAGAATCGGGTTTATTGTCGTGAAAAACGACAAATGCTCGCACATTATTCTTCTGAATGGAGAAAGCGAAATCGTCAAAAAGCAAATGCTCATGGACGGGTAAACAAAGCAATCAAAGCGGGCAAATTGATTAAGATGCCTTGCGAAAAGTGCGGAAGTCTAAACGTTCATGGGCACCATGATGACTATATGAAGCCATTAGAAGTTAGATGGCTTTGCCCAAAGCATCATGGGGAACAACATAGGATTTACAAAGATTTATGAAACTTTACAGCCTCCACCGCATATACGACGGCAGATGGGACATCATGCTTCACATTCGCCGCAACCCCGATTGGGCATACCACTACGAGCCACGGCCAGATATTAAGCTGTTGGTAGAACAGAACTATGACTTGTCTATAGACGAAATGGCACGTCTATTACTGGCGCAGGTTTTGGATTGTGAAGCTGTAGAAGTCTCAACCCTGTCTGGTCACGGTATACAAATGAAAAAGAGTGGTTATGACGCTGAAGCCGATTAGGGAAGTGTTTCAAGATTCGTTTTGGCGTGAGCTGCAAGCCAGCCACAAAGCAGCACAAGAGCGAGCCGTCCAGGTTAATGCCGTGACTGCCAACCAAGATGCTGCCATCCTACATCTGTCTACGGCTAACAGGAGGGATTATGCCGCTAACGAAAAAGGGTCTGAAGATACGGGAGGCTATGGAGAAATATTACGGCAAAGAAGAAGGTGAACGTGTTCTTTACGCCAGTATCAATAAGGGAAACATTAAAGGTGCTGAAAAGAAGAAGCCTAAAAAGAAGTAGCTTCTTGGCGTTAATCGCTTTGAGCGGTTGCTATGCTCCGACCAAGGTAGAAGCGCCGATTTATTTTTGCTGGCTAACCGACAAAGCCAGCGTTTGCGCTCCAGCAAACAAACCGCTGTCTGAGACGTTCAAACAGCTACCACCAGCCAAAATCAAACCATGGGAGCAAGATGGTTAATTCCAGAGCCAAAGGCGCAAGAGCAGAACGGGAACTATCCAACAAATTGAGAGAGTTTGGTTTTGAGGCTAGACGCTCGCAACAATACTGCGGAGCAGCAGGTGACGCCGACATCGTTTGTCCAGAACTGGCATCATACCACATCGAGTGTAAAATGGTTGAAGCTCTGAACGTCCATAAGGCTATGGAACAGGCTTTCAACGATTGTCACGATAAAACACCACTATGCATACACAGGAAAAACCAAAAACCATGGCTCGTAACAATGTACCTAGAGGATTGGATCACGTTGTTCAAATTAAGCCTTTCGCAGATATCGAACCAGAAGAAACAAGAACCCTAAATCTCCCTGAGCACCTTCTATGGCTCGCCGTCATCGACAGAGCGATTGCTGATTACGTGAAGCCACAACCAGACTTGTGCATAAAGTATAAGCAGGGACTAGAATGGTTCTTTTTTGAAAATGAGGCGCAGCCGTTTAACTTAACCTATATAACGGAACAGCTATTCGATGACGCTTCCGCACCTCAAGCCATTAGAAAGCACTTAATGAACTTAAAGAGCAATCCAGACGAAATGAATCGCTACCACAACAAGCGGTATAGTTTGCGGATTAACAGCAAGTATTTTTAACGCTTCTTCTTGCTGTCTAACAACGACCAAGCCTGAGACGCTGCGTAAAGCACAGCGCCGCCTACTACTGGTTCAGCAGCGTGTACAAGGTTAGTAGCATCAGCTTCAGATACGCCGATAGTGAGCAACCCACCAGCCGCAAGGGTTAGCAGGTGCCGAATGATAGATGCGAGAAATAACGGCATAGTAGCTCCTTAGTTCTTTTATAAATTTGGAGCGGGTACTTACAATCCCGCTTGCGTGGGTCTACAAACGATTCTCGTATGCAATTCATCCACGGCTCCCAGTAATAGGCTAAATCACAATGCTTATACCGGTCTACCCACTTTTTTACGTCTATCTCCCGTCCATCCTTGCCATCCAAATCGACTATACATGGTGCAGATAGCTTAGGATTTTGTCCGTGTCGCTCACAAATGTATCCTTTGACACAGCTTTGTCCGTGAGGATTATCCACAAGGTTACAATTAGGCAAAGCAACAGATACATGATTGAGTAAAACTCTTCTGGCACTCGCATTTAGATCACACTCCAGACAAGGGGACACATAACAAGTTAAGTTTTTTACGCCATTTAACCGCTTGGCCGTCGTGTCTAATACAGCCGTAAACCTACGCATTAACCTTGAATTGGGATTGTGTACGGCATGATTGGCCGAGTTCTTGTTATAGCCAAAAAACGGCTCGTAACGGCCACAGCGTTTATTACGCATACATGGACCATTCATTAAGTGAATCCGCACTACCTTGGTTTTATCGCTCGCCAATAGCCTGTCAGCGCATTGGCAATCGTCGGCAAAGGTTTTCTCTAGCCAGCCTGTTACAATCGTATCCTGGCCGTTCCAGAGGCGCTCAACCGCTTTGCAGTTAGTTTGCGGGTGACACAAGCTCAGTAAGCTAGGCGTAGCTTCCGCTTTGTTGATGGCAATAAAAGCCAGAAGTAACACCGCTAAGAGCGGGTTCATTTTTCCAGCACTTTGTCTAGCTTGTGCTCAATCCGCTCAATCTGATTGCGGATATGATTAAGCTCCGACTGCATGACTTGAACTTCAGTCGTGACCCGATACTTGGCTTGCTCTAAATCACTCAAGCTGTTTTTGACAGAGCGATAATCCAAGCCAACGATGGATATAACGACACCAATAATCGCCTTAACAGCTAAATCAAACCAATAACGTAAGTTTGTAAAATCTTGGTCCGTCAATGTACCCTCCCCCCGCCGTAAGCATCAATAACAATCAACTCTGCTTCGGGGGTGTTTCCCATTAGTTCCATGAACTTGAGAAACGCCGATCGACTTGCCAAAATAGCCGTCTCTTTACCTACCTTGCCAAATTGCAAACCTAATAAGATACATCCGTGCGTATCCTTATGCGTGTTGCCAGCGTGAAATAAAATGTGGCTACGCTCTGGTACATCCATCACCTGATACGTTACGCCAAACTTCGGACTTTTGTGCAGCTTCATCTTATACCGGCCAACCGGGATGCAGCTCACCTTCGTCTCATTGTAGCGCCACGCATCTTCTAGCGTAACCATCTCAGGCGAGTCGTCGATACAAAGCACCCCAAGCGTAGCGCCGTTGTGCTCTGTAACTCTGACTAACCTGAGCTGCTTCATGCTTCCTCAAGCTGTGCTACTCGTGTTTCAAGTGCCTCTACTTTTGCGTTGAGTTCTTGAATAGCCTTAAAAGCAAGAGCAACCATATTGCTGTATGCTAATGCGTCAGGCTCTCCGCTATCATTGTAAACTACAAACTCGGTTAAACCTGCAGCATCAACATCTTCAGCAATTAGACCGGCAAACTGCTTGTTGCCGTCATTTATTCCTTTGTAAAACTTCGGAGCAAGAACTAATACTTCAGCCAATCCATGAGTATAAGGCTGAATATCGGTTTTGTATCGGGCCGACGATGTAGAGCGCAGCAGGGAGCCGTTTGCGTCTACCACTACATTTGCGGCTGTAGCTGTCGTTGCATTGTAAGGAGATTGTGCGGCTAAACCGGTATTAAAAAGACCATCGGAACGAACATATCCAAGTCCAGACCCAGAAGAGTTTTCCCACCATTGTGCATAAGTAGTCGCTGCGTTTCCAGAACTTTTGACGTACACTCTTGCTGTACCCGCAGAAGTAGTTCCAATGGCAACGTTTCCATCGCTGACAATTCGCATCCGCTCTGCGTTGTTTGTTGCAAATACCATTACATTGTCGGAATTGGTATAAATAATTCTGCCTTTGTTATCGACTCCTGCGCTGGTAAAATCAATAATCCCACCAGTAGAGCCACATAGTTCAACACAAGCATAAGTTGTGCCAACCATTCCAATATGAACACCTTCAGCATCTGGACTCCCATCAATCGCACCCGTTACTTGTAGTGCTGAAGTTGGCGTTGCAGTTCCGATTCCAACCCTACCAGTGCTATCAACTCGCACACGCTCGCTGCCGTTAGTTGCAACGGCCCAAGTATCAGCCGCTGGACCAAATACTCCAGTATTGGTGTCTCCACCTACGCAAACAGCAGGAGCAGCAGCAGTGCCAGCTACAATGTTAGTTGGACGAAATCCACCAAGGTTTAGATCGCCAGTAGCAGCGTTACTTCCATCCTTGTTCAAACATTGGTTAATGCCCGTAGCAAAATCGTTATCCTGCGTGTCATGCCGCCCAGCTTCGATGCCAATGCCAAGCGACGCATCGCCAGTCCATCCACCAGTCGCTGAATTACCTTTAGTGTACGATCCTCCACCCCACGGCATACAATTCTCCCTATATAAAACTCAAAACTTTATCGACATATTCACGGGTTTCTCGTGGCACTTTTACGATTAACTTAACGTTATCCCACGTTGGCTTTTTACCTTCTGCCAGGAGCTTATCAACAGCATTTTGCACTCGTCGTGGTCCCCAGTTGTATGCCGCCAATGCAAGCTCTGGGTCGCCAAATTCTTTTAATTGCTGTGCAAGATAGCGGCTGCCACCTTCTACGTTTTCTTGCGGATCGTTTGCGTCAACGCCAAGATCCCTAGCCGTAGCTGGCATAAGTTGCATCAGTCCACGAGCACCTTTATAGCTTAGAGCATTTGGATCGCCGCCTGACTCAACTCGCATTACCGCTTTTACCAATCGAGCAGGTGCATATCCATCACCTACTGGGATATTTACGTTTTGCTTGCCTACCTTTACCGCAACCTGCTCTGGTGCCTTGGTTGGCTCAGGAGTTGGTGTAGGAGTTGGAGTTTCTGCCTTAGCCTTTTCTGCATCAATAAGCGCCTGAAGTTGAGCTTCTTCGGCAGCTATCGCATCCAAAGATTCCGGCTCAGACGCAGCAGATTGATAGGTTACATCAGGCGTGAACAATCCAGCGCTACGTCCAAGTGCGGCAGCTTTAGGAGCGATTCCAGTCAATGCACTTGCAAGCTGATTAACTTTCTGGTCTTGCAACGCTCGTGCAGCGGCTTCTTCTTTGCCGTATTTAGCCGCATCAGCCATATACTTGTAAGCCGTAGCTGGATCAGATAACGCTTCGGTTAATGCCTGTGCAGTTCTGGCTGTGCTCGCTTGAATTTTACCAGTAACAACTGGCAACCCAAATCCAGCAATCGTACCGACAGTGCTTCCACCCAAAGCCCCAGTCGCAGCAGAACGAGCTACGTTACCAGCCGCAGAAAACGCTCCCGCTTCAGCGCCAGAAGCTGTAGCTGCGGCACCAGTTCCACCCAGAGCACGAACTAAACTCTTAGCTTGAACGTCTATGTTTTCTACCGATAAGCCAGGAATAGCAGCAGCTTCACCCTTTTCTTTTATTCGCTTTAGTATGTCATCCCACTGCTGAAGGATTGGCATAATTGGACTGTCAGCGTATACAGCTCGCTTGCTGCGAATCCAGTTAATCTTTTGCTCAACAGTCCCTTGCTGTACAAAGTCAGCCATTTCTGTCGCCAGCTTGTTTGGCTCTAAACCACCAAGCACCTTGGCATACTCATCCGACACAGCAGACTTTTTACCAACCGATGAAATGATATCTTCAGGGTTTTGCTTTCGAAGCAGCGTATAGAGCGGAGACGGTTGCCCCTCTGCGTTTCTAAACCATCGCTGTTTATATTGACGCCATTCGTTTCGTGCTTGAGATAACGCTTCAGTTCCTGGGATCTCGTCAATTTGACGGCCAAGCAACTCTACAAGCCTATCTGCAAACAATTCATCACGAGATCCTTTGGTTGCAGAACGAGATAGTTCAAGTGCTTCAGAGCGTAAATCCTGAAGTTTGCCTACTGTAGTTATAGTAGGTTTTTTAGCTGCTTCCTTAGTTTCTCTACCAAATCCAGCAGGTGCTTTTTCTACGGCAGGAGCTTTCTCAAGCTCTTTAATTTTTGCCAAGAGCGACTTCATTTCGCCAGTTGGCTCAAGCACTTTAGTGTCGTTGTAGACTGATTTGTATACGTCGTCTGCCGACTTAGCGATGCCTTCAACTGGAGCTGCGATTTGTCTTACTTCGTCTGTGAATAAACTGCCAGCCGAAGCTCTTTGCTTTTCTCTGGCGCTCTCCAGCATCTTCTTAGCTGCTTCACCAGCTCGCTTTGGATTTGGGTCACGCAACTCAGTTAAAGACTCAGCGGAACGATTGATATCATCAAGCTGCTTTTGAGCTGTTTCGGCAAATGCTATGTTTGCGTCTCCAAGCGGCTGCCGTGATAACAGCGCCTCTGTTCTAGCAAGTTGTGGCGAACCAGTTATATCTGCGGTAGTTAGTGCTTCTGCTGGCAATCCAGCTCTAACAAGAGCTTCCTTTTGTGCTGCCGCTTCAGCAAGTTGATTAGCACTAATAGTTTTTGCAAGCTCAGTGCCTACTAGACGCTGAGCCTGTTCTGCCGTAGCTGGACCGAAAAAATTATCCAAAGCGCCAGCAGCACGTCGCACGAGAGGCAACGCAACTTTTCCAGCGGTTCCAGCACCACGCAAAGCTGTCTCTATTCCAGCACCTAGAATTGCCTCGTTGGTTGCTTGGTCCAGTCGACTTTGTTCAGGAGTTGCGCCTGTTGCATAATCAATTCCCATTTGAACTGGAACATCAGCATAGGAACCTAATGCACTGCCGATAATGGCACCAGCAGGGACTGACAAACCATATGTAAATGGAGCAAGCGGAACTCCAGCTTTTGCGCCAGCAGCACCACCAACAATGCTACCACCAATACTTGCACCTTCTTCAAAGATGGTGCGTGGGTACTCAACCGCACTTATCCCCATTTCTGCAAATTGTCTAAAAGGCGCTGGCATCATAGAAGCGCCAACTTTAGCTCTGTCGAGATATGATGGCGGCGGCACTACATCAGGCATCGCCTCAAGTTGAGCGATAGCCGCTTCTTCTTGCTGCAATAGTGCTGCTAATTCTTCTGGGGTCATTTAACACCCTTTTGCTTTTCAAGCTGTTTACGACGCTCTTGAAGCTGTCTCAACCGATTCTCTAAGTCTGAAAGATTAGTGCCGCCAACAGGAGCGCCGCTTGAGAACATTCTAGGCTCAAGCGTAACCTTGCTGTTAGTATCAGCCGCTTCCCTAAGCATATTAGCTAAAGCGACTGGACTCTGTGTTGCCGCTGAAAGCCTATCTGCCGCAACTCTCATTGTGTCATTAGCGACACGCTCAAGGATGGTTGCTGCTTCCTCTGGACCAACAGTGAGATCACCTAATGCAATCTTCTCAATCTTGTCATCCTCAGCACCTCGTGTTGCCATACCCGAACGAGCACGAACAAGACGATCTGCAATATCAATCATTCGGCTATTAAGCTGCTTGTCGCCAATAGCTGCCATGTTCCTAGCGCCTCTAAACTCAGGGTAGCTAGAAATCTTTCTAATATCAGCGGCCAAGTCTTTAGCCAAATTACCAAACGCAGGAGCATCAGAAGCAATCTCTCTAACTTTAGCAGGTACGTTCGGATATTCCTGCTCAAGCTGCTTCTTAACCTTCATTCTATCTTCAACTGCTTGATTGTATTCTTGCAGTCGCTTACGGCTCATATCATCTTTTATCTGAAGAAGCTCCGTTTGCGTTTCTTTCAATACCTGCGCCTTAGCATTTGCTTCTGCAAGATCAGCGGATTCTCCGCTTCTGATGTTCTCCATTCTCAAATCGTTTACACGCTTTTCCTTAGCAACCGCAGCATCAACGCCAGCATCGAGCTTGAACTTAACTATTTCACGGTCAAAGTTTTGCTGGATTGTATTTTGCTCCGACTTCCACTGTCTTTGTTTCTCAGCATCTCCAGACTTGGCATCAAGAGCTAGCTTTTGTCGAGCATCAGCTTTCTCGTCACGCATGATTTGAAGTTCTTTTCTGCCTTCAATATCCATGCCACGAAGTTTTTCCTTGTTGGCTTGCTCAACATTTTGCTTCATTAGCCATTCTTCGTAAGGTGTACGTCTGGCTTCAGCTTCTTGTTTAATTTTAGTAAGCTCAAACTCACGCTGAGATTGACCGGCTGGACTAGCGTAATAATCCTGCAACGCCTTCATCTTGCCAGTTTCAAGACCAACAGCTTCGTTCAGCTTTTGCTTGGCTTGAAGCTCTTGAGTATTAAGAGCTGTAGCCAAAGTAGCTAATCTGCTTTGGTAGCCGGCATCGTCGATACCCTTAATGAAATCAACTCGCTGCTGAGCCGCTGGCATAGCTTGAATCTGATTAGCGTAACTCATTAGCTCTAACGAATTGCTGGCAGCTTCTTTCTTCGCTTGATAACCAAGTAAGGATGCAACTAAAGCGCCGCCAAGAGTAACGCCAAGATTCTGCAAAGGATTAGCGTATGGATTAACAAGTGAAGGAAGAGCTTGTGCTACCCCCTGTGCTCCAATACCCCACCCAGTTTCCAAAGGAGCGTATTGCAATCCGCTTAATGCTGAAGAAAGTGTTGGGTCTGCCATATTAGCTCGGTCTCATCAATCCAGCCGTTAATGCGTTTCCAACTCCAGCCGCAGCTCCTGTAATACCAGAGTTTAACGTCGATGGCTGCTGGCCCGATGAGCCATAGCCACTCATAATCATATTAGCGAGAGCTTGCTCAGCCGCACTTGAGCCACCTCCACCGCCGCCTCGTGGCAAACTCTTTTGCCGCTGGAACGCTTTCTTAGCTTCTTCAGCTTGGAATTGTCTTTGCCTTTCAGCTTCTGCTGCCGTAAACTGCTGACCCTGTTGTTGACCATAAATGTTGAGATATGGCTGAGCAACTTGACTAGGCAATAAAGCTGTTCCAGTAGCTTGTTGATATCCTTGCTGCTGATAACCTTGAGCTGCTTGCCATGCGGCTGATTGAGCCTCTTGTCTTGCTGCGTTTTGCTGTTCAGAAAGTTGACGACTTAGAGATTTATAAGCATCGCCACTAGGATCTAATCCACGCTCTACAAGACTTTGCTGAAGCTGTTCTTGCTCACGGCCAAATCGCTCTTGATTGCGACGCTCAAACTGCTGATAAATGTTTTCGTATGCTCGTTGCATACCCTCTTCAAACTGAGGCTCATACTGCTGCTGGAATTTTGTTGGGTCAAACTCCCTGGCGTCTTGAATACCTTCCTGAACTAAACCTTCCATGCCAGTTTGAATTTGCTGCTCTGTCGTAGGTGCAGCAGGGGCGGCAGGAGCCGCAGGAGTTTTAGGCGCAAAAGGATTCTTATTGGCAGGAACAAACGCTTGCTTTTGGCCGGAAAGAACTTTCCCGTAATTGTCTACCTTAAAACCTTCCTTATTAACCCAGACGCCATTGTACTTCCAGTTGCCTCGCTTTGAGGTTGCTGGAGTTTTAGGGTCTTTTGCCATCGCCGTTTTAGTAGCCATACTTACACCTGTCCACCCATATCGTAACGTATTTCAAATCCAAGTATTTGCATGGTTGAGTTCTTTAGGGAACCAGCAAAACGTATGGCGGCACAGTGCCCCTGCCCCTTAACCGCATACCTATCAAACACATATTCTACCTCTGCTGACCATGGACTACCCCACGGACTACCCCATGGCGTAAACAACCCGCTAGGTGTCGATATTCCAGGTACGGTAGCAGCTCGTTTGAAGTCAGTATCCAAGCCAAGGTTAAGCGTCACTCCACGCTTTACCTTCATTAACGGTCGGATATCCTTAAACGCCTTGTAATTAGCCCGGCTGCCGTAAAAGCTAAAAGCTGTTCTTCCGCTATAGGAAATAGCCTGACTCTCCGTGGCTGTCACAGCATCGGCTTGGCCGGTTTCTCCCTCCCAAGCAATACCAGTGGTAGAGCCGTAATAAGGCTTTTTATTGAATAGGCATGACGAGAAACAATGCTCATCATTATAAAGCTGGAACAACGTCCAGCCTTTCGTGTCTATGCTGTAAACCAAAAACCTACAGCCATTGGCAGTATTGGGTATGCTGATATAAACCCTGCGTCCCTGCGGCCAAAAAAAGCCAGACCACTGATGGTCGAATGGCGCTACGCTGGCGTATTCTGAAATGAGCGGGTTAATTTTGTAGCTGACAATCTGCACTGCCGCTTCTGGATCGCTCATGAACAAGCCAGAAATAGGCACGACACCTTGCTCAGTAATTATCCATACATCGTTGTTTATACGAATAAACGCTCGATAACCAAGCGGTCTACCGATGTAATAGCGAGCTACCAAACCCCATGTTGTAGGGTCGCCAGCGTATGTTCCGTTGTAAAAAACTATCTCACCTTCGCTGCTACAAGCCCAGAAATAGTCTTGGCTTGTCATGCTGGTATTGGTGCTGAAGCTGCCTATGCCTACTAGAAACCCACCTTTTGTAAATACATACTGAAAGTCAAAACTCGTTAACGCCGGAGTTCCGGCAGTTCCAGTAACCTGCAACCCGCCGTACCAAACCTTGGCGGTATTCTCTTCTACGAAATAAAGCCGCTCTTTGTATGACGTGACATTGATAAGCGCTGATTTGCTGACGCCAGTAAAAGTTATATCGCTGACGTTGCCAGTTCCCGTATATACCTTTGCATCGTCTACGCCGTTGCAGAGATAGAGATTGTTAGCGTAAGTGACGCTAGCAAATTCTCCGTTTGTAACTGTTGTAGCTCCAGTTATATTAGTAACAACTCCAGCATCAGTTATTTTGTAAATAGCCGATCCGGTTGTAGCTACAAGTTGAGTAGTGCCATCCTTTAAGTCTAGTGACGCCATCGTTACGATCGGCGTCGCTGTTCCTATATTGGCAAACTGCTCGTATCCGAGACGTACTGTAGGCGCACCTGGACCAGGGAACACATTCACAAGCTCAAGAGCAAATGAAGGCTCCATGTTGTCTATTGGACTTACTAAGTCCAACCCGCTGTAAGGCGGTGACATTGTAAATCCTTGAAAAGCCATTACCTAAACCGCCGTTGAAGCAATCCTGATACTGAATTTGGTTGTTGTTGCTGTTGCTGCTGACCGTAGTTAAGCAAGGCTTGAGTGTTAGGCGTTTGTCCAGCAGGGTAGCGATACATCAAATCGTTTTCTGGCATTGGCCGTCCGCCTGGATAATTCAACATTCCAGATTGAAGCCCAGGCATTACACCTTGCGTGATTTGCTGCATCGTTTGTGGGTTGAATGTTCCATCAATTCGACCCTGATTCATAATGCCTTCTAAAGCTCGTCGCATTTCAGGAGTTTGCTGAAATCCTTGCATCATCTCGTCGAAGCTACCTGGTGTTTGAACGCCTGGTTGCTGTCGCTGAGCATTTTGCATGATTTGTTGGACCATATCTTGGTTTTGGTCAGAAACTGGTTGCTGTTGATTTGGATTTAATGCTTGATTTGCAGCGTTAAGCGCTCGTTGTTTAAGCGAGGGTTGTCCAGGAAGCGACTGTCCCTTTGATCCAACCAACTGCCCCATGTTATTGCGATATACACCAGGAGAAAGACGCTTTAGTTGCTCTTTGCCACCTTGCTTCATCCCGCCTGTAATGGCATCAATCATGCCAGGTTTTCCAGGTTGGAATCTTTCTTTTTCACTTTTAGGAAGCGCAATACTTACGTTTCCTGGCTCTTTACCCATCGCTGTCTTTCTAGCCATAGCTACTTATTCCTCATATTTGCTCGTAAAACGTCTCCGATTGATTTGCTCTTTTCTTTTCCTTCAGGAGTCGAAACTTGTGGTGTTTTGACTGGAGGAACGACTTGTCTACCCTTTGGCATTTCTGGCAAAGCAATACCAGCTTGCTTGGCAAACGTAGACTTGCCTAACATGGCATTGATATTTGCAAGAATATCTTCTTCGCTTTTAGCATTAGAAGTAACGGCATTTACCAGCATACCTGTATATTGCTCAGGGTTTAACTTGCCGTCAGTCCCTTTATAAATGTTTGCAATCATCGGGTTAATTTTATCCACAGCAAACTTAGCTAGTGGATTAGAAAAATCTACATCCCAAGCATTACGACTTTTTTTGCCGTCGATGTTTTCGCCAACGTTTTGATATTTGGTCTTACCATCCAAGCCGATGTTAAATTGAGAACCATCAGCAAGAGTTACATTGTAGTTGTCGTCAGCAACGCCTGTTTGTTTTAGCAAGCCACGGAAATCATCTCGCAACAGTTGCGCATCTGACTTGCCAGTAGTCATCATTTTGCCGATGGATCGCTTACCCATTAGGCGAAGCGCAACTCCAGGTAATCCAAGTCCCAGTACGTTTGCACCTTGATTGATCCAATCTTCTCTTGTTCCACGGCCACGAAGAATATCTTTCATGCCGCTTTCCCAAAGCTGATTTAATCCAAGACCAACTGCGGCGATTGGCAAAGCTACAGCTCCTACAGACCCTAGCGTTGTTCCGCCAGCAGCGGTTGTGGCTCCAGCACCAGCAGTTCCAGCGCCAGCCGCTCCTGCGGCTCCAGCAGTACCACCAGCGCCAGCGGCTGCTGTTCCACCGCCAACAAGTTTTGCTCCAATTAATGTAGGAGTTGCTGGTGCAGCACCACTGGAAAACAACCCTGCGATAGCTGGAACTCCCTTAGTAGCAAGCAAAGTACCACCGACCATGCCGCCTGTTTGAGCAAGAGTATTTTTCATCTGCTGGTCAGCGGCATCTTTTTGCATTTGGTCAGGAGACTTTGGAGCACCAAACTTTGCTTGCACTTGCTGAGCAGCTTGAAGCGGCGACATACCCTGCGTTTGCAACCAAAGATAATACGCCTTGGGATCTGTTTCAGTTAATCCTGGTGGTGTTGGTGCCTCTGCCATAATTAAATCCAAGTCCCAAATACTGCTACGCCATTTCTTGCAAACAATTCAGCACGATTAGAGTTACCGGCATATATAACTTTGCCAGCAGCTACTCGACTAAATTCCTCATGCAACTGCATTTCAAATCGTGGCTTAATGCTGTCCAGTCCATGAATCTCTGCAAATCGCTCTAATACGCCTTGCTCTAAAAGTTTCTCATTAAATAGGCTTACGTCTGTATCGGCCAAAAACTCACTGTATGCGCCGTCGTAGTAAGTCCATGTGACACCACCATCCGACACGCTTCCGCTCGTATGCGTTGGTGCTGTGGCTCCTGTGGTGCCTCCGGCAGTCGTTTGATAGTAGTTGCCGTTGTAGAAGCAGTAGGAATTAGCGGCAAATGATGTGCTTGCAGTCCATGTTTTTGGACGCACAGACCGGTCGGCAATATATTCAAATATGCACACGTTCCCGTTGTTTTGTGGTCCAGGCGTCGGACTAATCAGAATCTCGTTATTGGACAAGCCACGAATCTGGTATCGCTGATAGACGGCTGTATTAAGACCAAAACCTCTAATCTCTGCAAACTCCTGCTCGCTCATTGGTCCCAAGATTCTCCAACGAGTCGATGAGTTCCAAAAGGTTTCGTATTGATAGTGAGAAAAAGCCGCTGGTAAAGCGTATGTATCCACACCCCCTACCAGCGTGAAGCTACCCGAAGCGTAACATTTGGGCCAAGGATAAGCCTCAAATATGTCACGGTTAATACGATTCGCCATAGCGAGAAGCTGCTTTGTAGTTACATCATTTGAAGTCAGAATATTTGACTCAACTGTGTATCCAGCTTCGTTTGCAACATTCGTAATAACCGTGGCTATCGTCATACTTTTCTTGGTCTACCTCGTGTTCTAGGAGATGAATCTAATTCATCCTGTGCCTCGATAATCCCTTCTTCAAGAGCTTCGTCAGGAACAGATCGGATCACCTCCTTTCTTGTTGCACGAAGATCAATGCCTTCGTTAGCCTCTACACGTTGCATGAACACTTCCAACTTATGCTCTAAAGCAGCCGTTCTAGTTTGTTCACGCTCAAGCAGTTGACGCAACTTAACCACTTCGCTCTGGTCAGACTTCGCTGCGTCTAACCAATCTTTTGCCAGTTTCACAAACTTAGACAAGGGTCCAAGTTTACGCTTGGTTTCATCGGTGGCATTTGAAAGTTGCTCTACCGTCTTAAATCCAAGGTAGTTCAGCTCTCGCATAGCCGACCCACTCATCATTGGCCACTCGGCCAGTGGAGTCCCTTCAGTCACTGGCTCGCTGCCAGCCTTAAAACGAGCGTAAAGCTCTGGGTACTCTTGAACATCTTGCGGCTCAATGCGCCGAACGGTTTCATCCATTCCCGGCCATTGAATCGAAATCGAAGGAATCTCATCAAAGATGGGACGACCCTCTGCAAGAGACTTTTCACGATTCTCGTTATAAGCGTAGAAGAACTTTACATTAGCGCCAGAATACCGCTTTTTTGGCTGCGAGTTTCCCGACATGAGCGACTGCCAATCTATTTGAGCCATGCTCTCTCCATAGTAATTACGCATGATTGCGTAAGTACCTTATAGCACTAACCCTCAATAACTGTAACCGTGTTAATCGAGCTACCACTTGACTGGTATGCCGTGATAACACCTGCCGGTATAAACCCACTGTCAAAGCGTACTACGTTTGCTCCAGCCGTTGATGGCAAAACATAACAGAAGTTGGTAGCTGTCGGAGTTATCCCTGTAAGTGTAGCGCCGTTAAAACTAATAGCGATATTAGCCGCTGAGTTGTTTTGAATCAGGAGAAAGTTACGAAACGGCTTTGCTGCCGCAATCGTAACGCTTGTTGCCGTAGCGATAGTGGGGGTTGTCGTCGTTGTATTGCCAGCAAAACTTGTCATAAATTACCTAAAAAGTTGGGGGGATTGCTCCCCCCGTTAGCTTATACAGCCTTGGTGAACTTCAAATAAAAGTAAGAAGTTCCATTAGATACAACTACAAAGCAGTTAGTATCAGTGTCAGCATCTTTTACAACGCCAATAAATCCACTTCCTACAGAAGCAGGAGTTCCGAACGAAGTCGTAAGCTCTGCTGCTGTTGGGGTAGTGTCGCCAACGTTGTTAATTGCTTGCCTGGTACGAATTCCTGCTGCCGTAGCTACTACCTGTCCGGCAGGAGTTACAGTGCCAGAAAACACGCCATCTGAACTTGCCGCAGCAAGCTCCGCTGGCATACCAAGTCCCATAAGGGTTTGTGCACTTGCCATAAATTCTCCCTAAAAAGGGGGGTTGTTACACCCCCCTATTGGTTAGTTCACCTTGAGGTGAGCTACAGAGCCAAGCTCTACAGCCGCAGCTCCAGTAGTAGCCGCAAGTCCAACAACGTAAGCAATCTTAGTTGTTGAAGCATCGTCAGCCACGCCAGCGGTTGCAGTTGTATTAAGGTTAGCCTTGGCAACATAGCTTGCAGCTAGTTTGCCTTTGATTCCTTTTCCAACTCCACCGCCGTTGAGTCCACCAACCCATACCCAAAGGTATTCATTATCAGCAGCAGCTACTTGAGCTACGCCAACAAGAAGTCCATTTGAGCCAGCATTCGTAGTAGTAAGCATAGCGGCTTGGCCGTCTTGCTCAATCTTTACGAAAGCATATTGGTCGATAGCACCATCAGCCTGAACGAATACAAACTCACCTTCTGGCAAACTTCCAACTGCACGAAGTTTTGCTGGAAGCGAAAGGTTGTTAGTAGTCGTAAAGGTGATCTTGTAATTAACTCCAAATGATCCTGACTGTGACATATTCTGTTACCTCCCTAATTAAGCGTAAATAACAGCCTGAAGTGCAGGAGCAGCGCAACAGAGGTTTCCTTCAACGATAATAACCGTGAAGAAAGCATCTTGATCAACCGGTCGGGCCATCTCTGGAGCGAGCGGTTTGAAGTCTGCGCCACGAACCATATCGAAAGTCCAATACTTGGTATTGAGCAATCGGCATGAGTTAGTCTCAAGCACCGAAGAACCAAATCCACCGTCGAATACGAAATCGCATCCGTCGTAGCTAAGCACACGGAATCCAGCTACAGCTTTCTTTGCAGGAAGCTGAATACGCTGAATAGCAGTGAGAGAGCTGTGGAGGAACTTCCAAGCTGTACGATCCATGAGTCCCAAATCAGGCTGCTCATCGCCACGAGTTACCTGGCTGATAGCATCAGTGATTTGCTCCTGAACATTCGAAGCTGAAAGCGTAACGTTGATAGCAAGGTTACGAGCCCAAGTGTTCGAAGAACGGTCGATGCTTCCGTAAGTACCAGACGAAGGCGAAGTCGAAACTGCCTTCTTGATACCGTCGAACTCAAGTCCACCGGAACCAGTTCCATCGCCACGAAGCGAGGTAGAAACGGTGTTCTTAAGACGGGAAATAGCCGCCTTCATCTTCATCTCAGCCAAATCAATAAGCTGTGCTTCGCCGCTGTTTCCACGACGCTCACGGCCACTGATAGCTACAGGCTCATATACCTGCTTGATAGCGAATCGGAACGCAGTAGCGTCGTCGATTGCTGCCAAATCAAATGAATCAAATCCAGAGTAGAAACCTCCTACAGCCGCATCATTGTACATGATAGGCTTACGAAGCTCATATCCACCGGAAAATTTACGAATAAGACCCTGCTCGTCCAAGGAAGCAAGAAGCGGGTTGTGGTGAAGAACCTCATCCGCAATAGCATCCGACTGGTCGAAAAGGGTCGTTACGATTGCCTCTTCTAAATTAGCCATTTTAAGTTATCCCTTATAGTTTAGGGGACAACCTCAACAGCTATTCTCCAGCAAGGCGACGCCGCAGGTTGTCCCGAATATCTTTCGTTACTATCCTGGGAGTTCCGCTACCAGCAGAGCCAGATATGGATTTAGCAGCCTTTTTCGCCTTTTCTACGGCTACTTGTTGCTGCTGAATCACCGGCGCTGCCTGGAGCCTTTGCGCTAAACCAGAAAACGTCGGATTGCCGTTTACGACATAGTTATAGGCGGTTTCTAGGATCTCTTCAGCAGAGCTATACCTACCTGTACCTGTCAGAGCCTGTACCACGGGGGCCATCTCAGACTCTAACTGCGAGGCTGTTTCTGGGTCACGGAACAATGGCTTACGACTTATAAACGATTCTACTGTGCGTTGGTTCATGTACTCAACTGCTTTTTTTTCTTGCTCTTGTTGAATTGCTCTGAACCTATCCTCGGCTATCCGCTCTGCCTCATCCCTTGTCAGGTAGTTTTGAGTTTCAACGGAAGTCTGACCGCTATATTGGTTAGCCAAATCCTGCGGCGAAAGACCATACGCCTCAAGCCACTCAATAGCCGTTTGGACAGGGTTGGCTTGCATAGCTCGATCCCACGCAATCGACCGGCGAGTAACGTCAGCCACAGAAATGCCGTCCCTAGCATAATCCTGCTCGTATTCCTTTATCACGTTGTAAACGTTAGATGTTTGGTCACGAAGCTGGTTTACTTCTTGCATCTTCCTGTCGTACTGGGTACGAGTCTCGTATGCACGGCGATTTAGGTAGGATTGCAAAACATGAGCGTTTTGAGGCGTAGGGTTAAGAAACGCTTCTTTTTCCGCTTTATTCATGTCAGCAGGTGGAGCGTAAGCTATCTGCGGAGTTTCTTGCTGGACAGACGCTACTTCATCACTTGCGTCATTCTGAGCTTCTTGAACGGGTTCCTCTACACTCTCCTTTTCTGCGGATTGCTTAAGCTGCTTACTTAGCGTTTCCCGAATGGATAACTCAGCGGTTTCTCGCTCAGGAGT